ATTGTTGTTTGGGGTCGAATAGATGATTACTTGTGTCATTTGTTTGTCCTGTTAGTTTCCGAAGATGACTACTGTCGTATATGGACAATCTTGTCCCGTTGATGACGTAACGCCAACCGTCCAACCCGAAGATACAAAAAAGTTATATGCCGATGTGGTTGGTGCAGTAGTACTATTCGTAAACCCGCTAACTGCTCCGCCAGCATTGACGCTAGATCCTGAAATTACTGCGCAGTAATTTGCATCGGTTAATGCGTTTGTAAAGTTGATCGTGAAAGTTCCTACCGCCGAACTTGTGATTGAAGATACGTTATATGAGGATCTGGGAGTAACAGACCGACTACCAGCAAAATTCACCCAAGCCAGCGCATTAGTCGTGACGGAATTTGATTGAAGTTTAACTATGCCACTACCGTCAGAGGTCATCTGCAACCCGTTGGTCGGAGAGGCGTTTATTAACACTGTCATTTTGTTTACCTCTTAGCGGAATACTGAAACATTTGCTTCACTAGGATCTGCATTAGTGGTCCCTGCAGTATTTGTAACGCTTAATTGAAAACTTGAAGCGCTTGACGGAATTGCATTTAATCCAGAAATTAAAGCGGAAGAGGCAGGACTCCAACAATTAGTCAATACAGCGTAGTTTGCGTCTGCCAATGCAGATGACAAAGTTATAGTAAAGATACCCGCTGAAACTCTGGTAACAGAACTAACATTGAATGATGACCTTATTACTGGAGGTGTGCTTCCATTAAAATTCACCCACGCCCTGCAAAGCGTTCCTATCTGGGTGCTATTACCATCATAAAATAACGGTGGTGTTCCCGCCGTTGAAGATTGAACACCATCTACATATATGTTGCCGTATGCCATATAAACCTCTTAAACTACAACCCAGTGTGACCCACTGGATATTGTAACTGTTACGCCTGAATTGATTGTTATAGGCCCTGCTGATATTGCACTATTTCCTGAAGCAATTGTATAACTTTTACTGACTGTTTTTGAGTTTACAGTAAAACCATTTGTTGAAATATGTGCTGATGCGCTTAATTCACCTGTGCTTGGTAAGTAACTGTATTCAGAACTAGAAGTATAAACCGCTGTTACTGTTCCAGATGTAGCATTAGAAAACAGTGGATATCGAGTAGATGCAGTAGAAGTGTCATCAGTTACAGTAGCGCCGCCAACCAATGTCCAAGTAGTTCCATTGTAATACTGGAACTGATTACTTGTACTGTTGTAGTAAATATCTCCCGCCGTTCCAGCCGGAGCTGTAGCAAGACCCGTGAAGTTAACTTGCCCCGTAGAGGACATAGTTATATTGCTTTCCCATGACGGGTTAGCACCGACACCGTTTGACTTTAATAATTGACCCGCATTGCTTGGATCAAGAAAACCAGTAATACCTGGAGCAGTCTGAAAAGGTATAGAACCAATGGCTCCACTTGCAAGATTAGTAGCGGTCCCAACAATAACGGATGTTGGATTAACCCAAGCAGGTGCTGCTGATCCATTAGCTGTTAAAAAGTATCCCGTATTTCCTACAGGAACAAAAGCGGTTGTAGCAATAGCGGCTTGATATAAAACATTACCTGCTACACCACCAGCTACATTGGTAGCCGAAGCTGAAGCGCCGCCTGAACCCCAATAAGGTGCTTCAGACCCGTTTGATAACAATACCTGACCTGGAGATCCTACAGGAGCAAAACCTGTAGTTCCTGATGCAGTTTGATAAGGAATTTGTCCTGCAACCCCATTAGAAAGGTTTGGAATACTAGAACCTGATAATGCCATTTGCAAATCAGATATGTTTCCATCACCATCTGTAACAAGTTGAGGTGTGCTTGTTAGTCCACCTGGTACCTGCAACAAACCATTGAAGGATAAATTAATGTTTTGTGGGCCAAGATTGGACATGGGCAAACCCCGATTAAGATTCTTCTGTTTTAACTGTGCGTGTACGCTTTGGTTTAGCTTCTGGATTCAGAAACTCTTCTGAGCTTAACCAACCATCTTTGGCTAACTCTTTAAACTGTTGCTCATCAACCGCAATCAAACTGTTTGCGTATGAGTCTTTGTGAACTGAGCAAGGAAATTCCATGATTCACCTATTAAAAAAGGGTGAGAGCCGTTAAGCCCCCACCCAATCTCACCATTAAGGATTTGATCCAGCAACAATACCGTAGTTGTTGAATTTGGTAACACCAAACTCANTCTGTACGGGGTAACTACGGATTACATTAACAAGGTAAGTATCAGCAGCAGGTGATGCTGATGTGCTTGCATTGTTGTAAATAACCGTGAGCGTGTTTGCTGCTGAGACATAAGCTCCTGTAATGGCAATTGCAGCGCCTGCTGCTTGAGTGCCGTTTACAGAAACAAAGTCACCAACGACAAGGCCATAAACAGTAAAGTTTTGTGAAGAAATACCAGCAGCGGCGGCTGATGGTGTAACTGCAACAGACAATACTGCCTGACCACGTTGCATGGTAGGGTTGACAATATTTGGTCCTGGATTAGACATGATAAAACCTCCTAATTAACCAGTGATACGGGTTGCAAGTTCTGGGTAGATCGTGCTGAATCCATACAGAACATCAAGACGAGTAGGCAACTGGTCAGAGTTGATATCGTACTGACGAACCAAACGAATTGACAGACCATCAGCAGAAGCGCGTCCAGCCATATCAACACCCTGTGGAAGCAGAAGATCCGCTGTACCCAAAGCAAAAGCATCACGGTGGTATGCAAGCGACTGAGCGTAAGTGGCTGCTGTTCCGCTGTTACCAGAAATGATTGAAGCAGTACCGGTAGGAATCGTTCCTGTGGTGCTTGTTACATTTTGGAACTGGCCATAGAATACAGGTGTTGGGAACACAGTCAGAGAAGTTGCGCCTGCTCCGGCTGCTGCTGTAACAACAAAGTTACGAAGAGCGCCTGTAGACTGTCTGCTCTGTGGGTTTACTGCATAAACGTTAGGAATCGTGAACACTGTACCAGCCGTTAATGTGCCAGAAAGTGAGCTGATGCCCAGCGTGAATGGAGTCTGTGCATTGGTCTGAACTGAACCACCAGCCTGTGCAGACACAGTAAACGCTGTGCTTGTACCAGTTGTGAAGTTAGCAACGTTCTGATCCATTGCAAAGTTGAAGCCCAACGTGCTGTCGCCCATTGCACCTTTCTTGAAGATTTCAGAAATGGTGGTCTGTGGGTTGAACAGGTTAGTAAGACCAGAAACCAGTCCCACTTCAGTCTGTGGATCAACAACAATGTGACGGAGTTCATCAACAGGTGCTGCTTCCTGATTCAGTCTTGCGCGAGCAGCAAGGATTGTCTGCAAGCTTTGGCTCTGTGAAGGTGTGCCGGACAGAACGCCTGGTGTACCTACTAAGTTGTACACGTTAACGAACTGTTGCAGACCGTCATAGTCAATTTTGTTAGCAACAGCAGCAACAGCAGGCTTAATGAAACGATCAGAGAAATCACTGATGTTCAGGCTAAGATCCTGTGTTGTAAACGCCATATCGACACCAAACTGTGTGCCGAGCGTCAAAGGAACATACGTTTCAACAGAGCTTTCGATCTGAAGAGCAGGACCAGTACGNCCTACATAACGNGGTGGTTTACGCAGATTGATCGTTGTACCGATCTTTGCGCCTTCGATAGCNAATTTATCGTCATATTGACGNCTGATTGAACGAGTGAAGACAAGGCTGTTAGTTAACACGCGCAGGGCTTCGTTCGTTATCATGGATATAGTAAGGAGCTGATTGCTCATAACTAGGTACTCCTAATAAAGAAGAGAAAAATAAAAGGTTAATGCCCGTTCATTTATTCTCAGATAGGAGCCGATCCCTTGAATGATCTGATTTGCCGCAAAAACGCACTGGGCGAGCTACATCTTTGGTAATCGCTTTATATCACGCATGTGATTGTTTGTAAATAGCGTTTTCTGCTGACTTTCTGGCCCTGTAGGCCATACTAGAGGTTGTGGCTGACGGGGTACGAATCCCGTCCAGGCTTGCAATCCTGTGCCACAATTTATTATAACAAAAATGGAGCCGGTGAAAGGACTTGAACCCTCAACATCTTCATTACAAGTGAAGCGCTCTACCAGTTGAGCTACACCGGCTCAAAACTTAATTAAAAACAATCAGAATGTCGTTCTCTTGAATGGCCAGTAAATCCTCATTACCTAACTGAAATGGTTTACCAGCATAGACTCCAAACATTACCTTATCGCCTAGCTTGACTTGATCATTGTCAGTGATAGCAATTACCTCACCCATTCTAGGTGCATCGGTCTGTTCGCTTTTAACAATCAAACCAGACGCGGTAACTTCATCTTCAACAACAGGACGCACTAAGATTCTATCGTTCAAAGGTCTAAGGTTCATCGTGCTTGCCTCGCCCGTCTAGCTTCTGCTTCCTTGTTGTTCATGTACGTAATGTAATCCTTTGTAGACATGGTTGCAGGATCTAACTTGCCTGCACTAGCACCTGTTCCTGTGATTGGCTTGATTGGAGCAGGAGCAGACCTTGCTCCTGTTGCCTCTGGTCTAATCAAGGCCGCTAACTTCATACCTGCTTGGATTGGATTCATGTTAGCAATCTCATAAGCCAACGAAGGATCTCTGCCAAGTTGATAAGCAATATCAGGACCATTATCCAAACCTAGTAGCGCTTGTCTAATGGTAGGATTATTAGCCAATCTAGGATCAGATGTAATGGTTTCAATAACCGAATCATAATCAGGATACTTGGCCCTTGCTGCTGTTTCTGCTGTTTCCAGTTTTGCTTGTTGAGCAGCAATCCTTTGATGTTGTTCTCTTTGCTCATACTCAGCAGCTACCGCTTGCTTGGCTTCCTCGACTGCAGAGACTCTGGTGTACTGCATCATCGCATCCATGTACCTAGGATCATATTGTCCACCTGCAAAGTCTGCTGGGTTTGGTGGTGCAAACTTAGGTGCTTCTGGCTCATGTCTTGGTTGTAACCGCTGAAGCATTTCCTCCTGTTGTGCTAGAACCTTCTCTAAGCGCTCTGCTTGTCTTCTAGCNTCGTGCTTATCTCTGGTTAGCTCGTCAATCCTACGNTTATACCACGGGTCTTGTTTATCTTGAGCGCTTGCTTCAGTTTCGGTAGCTTCGCCTTCTGTTGACTCAGTTACCTCTTCTGAAGCGGTTGCTTCAACTTCTGGTTGCTCTGGTGAGAGAGCCTGAACGTCATTTTCTTCACTCATTTGGGAATTGCTCCTTATGGTTTAAATTCTTCGTCTGGTTTCTTTTCGCCTGCCAACGCTTCAATGTTTGGCTCTTTAGTCATGGCCCCTGCTGTCTTCCTAGATGCTCTAGGCATTGGAGCCGGTTTTGCGGGTGCGCCTTGTGGCTGACCACCTGCATACTGTGCATGAGGCGCCTGCATAACCATTTCTTCTAGCGCTTCATTCTCTGCGTTTTCTTCAGGCATGTCTCTAGCGCCTGCTTGCATAATCATCACTGCATCCATTGCCGCCTGTCTGTTAATGTCCAAGTTNGCTTTCATTACTTCGACATCGGCTTTCATGCGNTTGGTTTGAGCGTCATACCATTCACGCTCCATCTTCTGTATTTCAAGCAGTTTCTTTTCTCTAAGATCCTGAATNTCTGCGCTCATGTGTTCCATTTGTTGAGCCAANTGATTCATGGCCTGTTCAGCTTGTAACAACTGTGGATCTGCTTTATCACCGGCTTTATTCACCTGTTGGATCTGTGGCGGTAGCATTGCTTGTAACCTACGGCTGATCTCTTCAGCGCCTGGCCAATCCATATTCTTGACCATCAAGTCACCAATCAGTCCAAACAAGCTAGGGTTAGCCTGCGTTAAGCTCAACATCATTTGTGATGCTTCATCTCNCTTAGTTGCATAGCTTGGCCCAGAATCACAGACGACATCGTACTGCCCAATNGTCGGGTTAAAGATAGAGTCAATTGCAGGNTTATCTGTTCCNGCTGATGCNTGGGGAAGGTTTGGATTAAGTTTNACTGTTCTCGGAGAGCCGTCTTCTCCAAGTATACGGGCAACTCTAGGTCTGTCATAAACTTTAGGAATCATGTCAAGAATCACTCTACCGCATTGGCGGATTGAGCGGTTCAGGTTGTCTTGATAATGGAACGTATTGGTGTCGGCTTGCTTCTGTCTCAAGAATAAAGCGCGTCCTGATACTTCATTGGACTGTGCGCCTAAGCTTGGTTGATATATGCCCATAGACTGCATGATATCGTTCTCAGCCAACTGAATGGCTTGCATGATTGCAGAACTAGCCTGTGGAGGCATTGCGCGTTGTGGCGGTCCTACAGGAGTTCCTGCGATACTGACAGGATCATACTCAAGATAAGCCACAGATTCTTTGTTGGCTCTTGACCAGTTAGGATCTGTTTCAAACTGTCCTGCAATACCTACGAACGGAGCTTTAGGTGCAAGCGCTACGTTTTCAGCATTGGCTGACAAATAATAGTTGTACAGCCTCTGAGCGTCTTTAGCATTACGCACAAGACCTGCAAGGTAACGTCTGCCCTGTAACCATAGCTCATGGCCAATAACAGGAATGATTGGAATGTACTTACATGGGATTTCAGTCTGCTCTAAGATTGTGTCGCCTGTTACCTTGCACCACATGCAACGCTTAACATCAGCCATTCGACTCATGCCTGTTTCTGGGTCTTGAATCTCTTGCTCTTCATGCTCTAGGTAATAATACTCAGCAACTCGCACTGAATCTTCAGTAAACCAACCTTGAGCATCACCATTACCGGCTGCATCCCATTGCGTTTCTGGAACGTCTGGATACATGCGCTTGAACTCATCTTTTGCCATTTCTTCAGCAATGATGCACCACTCAGCGTCTGAGCCATCAGGCTGTTTGCTGTGCGGGTCCATGTACACCTTGAATGGATCAGGCACTCGATCAATGTAGATTTCCTGATCAAAGCTTGTGTCATCTGCCCAATCGTTTCTGACTCTGAAGTAACCAAGACCTGTATCAACCTGCCATTCTACGGAAGTGTCATAAGCAATACTTGCGTTAGAGTTGTCTTGGATGTGACGTATAAGACCCATAAGAACGTCAGCAGTATCTTGGTCAGCGCCATCGTTAACAGGCCTAATGCGAATAGATGGAGTATTCTGTCTGATTTCATTGACCACCTTATCTCTGAACTGAAGCAGTCGATTAACCACAAGCATGGGTCTTTCTTTTTTCGGTCTATTGCGATCGTACTTCGCGCTCTCCGGCCATTGATCACCTAATCTAGCAAAGCGAATGTCATCTAACATTTCTTGACGGTTCTGCGCTGTAAACTCTAAAGCGGTCTGGAACCGCTTCTTAATAGTCTCCAGAATCTCTGAGGTTTCCGTTCCCTCATCTGCATCTGTGCCTAGATCGTTGTATATGCTGTCAGCGTCAAGATTTGCCATTGTATTTCCTGTTTAGTTCATCCAGCTACCGCCGCGCATACCATCATCTATGCGCTTGCGTTTTATGTTGTCGTTCTTCAATTGATCAATACACGTTGCTAAATACCTGAAAGCGTCAGCGCCGTGACTATATTCATCATGTAAAGGGCTTCCTGGCTCTTCTGTTCTTGCGTTGATTGCGCGTCTGTATCGCTTCAAGCACTCTTGCAATCTTGCTGTTTTCTCTTTATCCATCCATAGTCTTGGGAACAGCATCCTAGCCAGTTTTATCCCATGCTCAATATCGCCTACAGGGATAATCTCAGTAGACCAACCCATAGCCTCTAAAAGCTCCTGAGCAGATTTACCTGTCTTATAATCTTTAGTCACACCATCATGTGGCAACCACATTTTTCCCCAATTGTATGGCTTATGCTTTAGCTCTGTACTGTACCAATCAAGCGTTTTGTGTGAGTCTTCAATGTAATCTATAACTCTACACTCAGAACCAGAACGCTGCACAATAATGATTGACATACAATCGTTCCAGCCTAAGTCCCATACAGCATGGGTTTTTAGTATTGGATCATGGTTGCAAATGGTTATGCGGTTTTGATCGAACATGTACTGATATTCATCAGCGTAGATTGCTCCATCAACAACTGTTTTGGGCTTTCCTTCCCATATGTTTTCGTAATCTTTGGGGTTGGTTCTCATGCAGTGTAAGCGCTCTTTATCAAGCACTTCGGGGAACCAGGGATTATCATCCCAATTGATTTTGACCACCAATGAATCAGGTGGTGGGTTAATCACAAACCGTTTGTACGTTTCATCAGTATCAAGCTCTGGATTTAGAGTGATCCATATCTCTGAATCAGGCTTACGAATGGTAGGAATAAGGATATCCCAAGACTTCTTTGATATGGTTTGAGCTTCTTCAGTCCATACTCGATCCACACCTTCAAAGGATTTAATTGATTCAACTGTATGGCTTGCA